CGCGCATGCACATCTCCTCCTGCCCTACCGGTCCGGAGACCGAAGTGAGGGCGGAGTTGAGGAGAGTCTGCTCCGAATCAGGAACAGGGTCGTACGGATCGTAGTCAATGGAGACTCCCCGACGACCGCTCACGGAGGTGCCGACGGCCGTCTCAGTGCGCACACAGAACTTCTCCACGCGGTACATGTCGTACTGCGCGGCCATTCCGCTCAGCCACGGGAACGTGGACTTGAGACCGGGATTGATGGGGTACTTGTGCGGGTTGAAGACGGACTCCAGATCGACCAGACCGAGGTACTCGGAATGTTCGAACCGGACGGCGCCATCCTTGAGACGCGTTTGACGCGCCTGGCGGTTGGTGTTCTCGCGGCCCTTGGCCGCGGGTTGCCTCACCGAACGGGAGGTCTTGGGACTCAGCTTCTGCTGCGAAGAATTCTTCTTCATGGTGGTAGTATGGGATCCCGCCCCACCGGGCGCGACTGTACATCCTAGAAGGACCAGTGGCTCAGCCGTGCAGTCTGTCGGCGTTTAACGCCAACGGGAGTTGTGGTTTCTGTCGGAAGCCTTGAGAGTGAACGCGCCGCGTCGCCCGAAAATTCGGGGGCCTCGCGTCCCAAAGAAGCGGACACGCTGAATCAACAGCATGTGTTCACCAGGCAGATTTACTTCCCTCACAGGGAGTACCACAACCGGCTCCATCCAAGACGTCCCTTAGGCCGGGTATACGGTAAACGCCGTATACCCAGCCTGAGGGAACCCCCGGTCCGGGTATCTCTCTTTCGAGAGGGATACCCAGACCGGGGGGTGAGTAAAGGATGGCCGTCGACGAGCTTAGCACGGAAGTCAAGAGCAGGAGGAACCCAAGCTGGCAAAACACGCCGTCCCGAAGGACGGCACGTATTGCCACAGGGGATTCACTGCTCGAGGTCACGGGAGGCGTGACACCGTTTTGGCTGACTTAGCTCCTAGGACCCCATGGACAGTTCATGACTTGTCCGGGTCAGCAGTTTAACGACATGCTAAGGTCAGAAGACGGCGTGTCAGGGGGCCGCGGGCTTCTCGACGATTTCGCCGAGGGCACCGAACGGCCAGGTCATCAGGGAGGCATCGCCCATCCGAGAGGAGGTACCCGACCGGAAGTTCAGCTTCGCAGCCCGAGAAGGCTGACGGAAGCGAGACTCCGAGTCCGGGTCCATCCACTGGGGGAGGGCAAGGAGTGGAAACTTCCACTCACGCTCCTGGAACCTGACAACGCCGAATGGCAATGGGCCCGTGTGGGGCGTGGCAACGAGAGAGGGGGTGTGATGGAGCTGGAAAGCCCTGTCCACCTTGTGGTCAAGGACCACGGCAACGGTTTCGAGCTTGGGAACGCGGCCTTCAGTGATGTCGGTAAGATACCGACGATTCTGGAAGTCAGCGAACCGTCGCTGGAAAGATGTTGCACGGAACGGGACGCCGGCATAAAGCCGGCAGCCCAAACCGCCTCTCTCAGGAGGGAGGAAGAGGTTGTACTCTCCCCCTCGTGTGGACTGATGCACTGCCAACTTGTGGTAGTGAAGGAAGCGGCGGTGAGCGCGTGGCTTGTCCCGGGCACCCGAGAGGACCTCGTTATAGAGGGACCAAAGGGGCTTCACCCGGGCCGAAGTACGGCCAGTGACCTTGGACTGACCAGTGAGGAGTCCCGTGTTGAGGAACTCAATCTCTCGGAAATCTTTACCTCCACAATGCCTGTACAACTGTGAATTCACAGTCAACAAGGTAGGGTGGATGTAATTCTTTCCGAGGGAGAGAGTGAATCCCACGGACTCCACACTCGTCTTCCAGAGCTCATAAAGCTCGTCATTGGCACGGAACAGGATGTCATCCCCGTTGATTAAGACGGGAAGATCTTCAAGTTCCACGCGCTCATTGAGGTAAAGCTCGAGGGCTCGCCAGTAAGCCACCAGGTTAGCGAGACAGAGGACCGGGAATGATAAAACACTCCCCATCAACTGTCCGTTCGCCTGCATGACATTACTCAGGTCGAGCCCGAGAGTCTCCGCCTTCGCCACCAACTTGCTTGGATACCAGAGTCGCTGTTCGTACAGCACGCCCCGGAGCACCTCCTTTGTAGTCAGAGGTAGCTCGGAGCGGTCCAGGGCGATCTCAAAGATCATCTTGGTCACTCTGATGTCCAGGCCATCAGTCGCAGCGGAATAGTCTCCCGAAACCCACTTTGTGAGTGGGGAGGGGAAGTCTATCCGCTGCTCCCTGTCGAGTAGCTGGGAAAGGTCAAACGAACTGAGGGGCCGGCCGATCAGAACGAAGCAGGGGAGGACCGAAAGGTACCTCCACAACTTCTTCTGAAAGAACCGGGCCAACCAGTAAGGATGACTCTCTCCCTTGGTGATGAGTCGAACCTTGAGCGGTTCGAGGACAGCCGAGACCTGAACGTGCAGAGGCTCCGGGGGCGAATTTTCACCCTCGGAGACCTCTGGGTCCTTCCCACTCCCTTCCGGGAAGAGGGGGACTCCGTCCCAGTGTGGTCCCTCGTTGTACAGGTCATCGACCTCCCAAC